ATAATATTATCCTCAACTTTCTAGGAGGAAAAAGTGTAAATTAAAGATTTATGAAAAAGTTGAGGATAATGAAAACTTGAGGATAATATAAGAAATCATGAATTCATGATTTCTGGTAAAAACTACATTCATAACCATCTGCACGAAGTGGTAGTCCTTTTGCCCACTGTGGCCCAATAGCCATGATTTTACATACTTCCTCTACACTGGATTCCCCTAAAGGAACCTCTAGTACAGCTTCATCATGCACATGCATGACAATCTCAAATCCTTTATTTCGAAGTCTTAGCATGGCCAAGGCCAACAAATCACGACTGGTAGCTTGGACGATATTCTCTACTAGCTTTGGACCATAGGTATCAATCCGCATCCACTTTTTGCTTTCACCGATGCCCTCATAGGTAAGTCCTTTTCTACCAAACTTGTTAATTTGCAGTCTTGGCTTGATATAGGAAAGCTTTCTACCAGAGGGTAGAGTAATGAATAATATCCCTGACTTGTAGTTAAAACACATTTTTCCGACCACAGTTTCACACTTTTCTCTGACAGCTTTTATGGCTGCAGCATCAACATCCCACCAAAACCTAGTGATATGAGGGTTAGCGTTTCTCCATTGATTGACCAGCTGTGGTAACTCTTCTTCTGTCAGCCCCATATCCAGGGCCCCCATTGAAGTCAGAGCACCAACAGATCCGCCATAACCTAGAGCTAATTCTGCGATTTTACCTTTCTGCCTAAGTGGACTTCCTTTATCTATTTCTTCAATGGGAACATTAAACATGGCAGAAGCTGATGCCTCGTAAATTTTCCCGTGACTTTCAAACACTTGAAGCCTCCAATTTTCACCAGCTAACCAAGCCAGAACCCTGGCCTCGATGGCTGAGAAGTCAACTACAATAAACCGACTACCGGGTTTAGGAACAAATGCGGTTCTGATAAGCTCTGATAAAACTCCGGGTACCGAATCATACAAAAGCTCTATATCTTCAAATCGCCCCTCTTTAATAAGTAGCCTTGCAAGCTCTAAGTCAGGAAGATGATTCTGAGGTAGATTTTGCACCTGCACGAGCCTTCCTGCCCATCGCCCGGTTCGATTTGCCCCGTAAAATTGAAGGAGCCCATGTACTCTTCCATCCTTTGACACTGATCTTTTAATTGCTTCATATTTTTTTACAGAGGTTTTTGCCATAAGAAGTCTAAGCTTTAATACCTCAAGCACTTCTCCATCCGTTTCACCCAAGAGACCATTAACTGTTTTCTTATCAAGGCTCTGCGCTTCTACACCTCGTTCTGAAAGCCAGTCCTTTACCTGACTTACCGAGTTTGGGTTGTCTAGTCCAGTAAGTTCATAAGCTTTAGTTGTTATGTGTTCTTTGTACATCAGGTCACATTCAACAGCCTTTGATACCATATCTAGATCCACCAATATTCCTCTGTCATTGATTTCCTGATCAAGTTGGTATAGATCCATTTCATTTACAGGTATTGGATACTTTCGAAACTTCCATCTGATTTCTCTTTCAGCTTCCACATCACGGATACAGTAGGCTTTGAAGCGTTCCCACCTTTCCTTGTCATCCTCTGGTAGATTCCGCTCTCTTCCACCATTTGATTTAGTGGGTTTACACGGTAAGGAGAAGTACCTGACCAAATCAGAGCCTTCTTTCAGTTTCTTCCTTTGAATGTTCAGCACTTCACCCACACCTTCTAGTGAAAGGGGTAATGCCAACATGGATGCTTGTACAGCGGTACATTGCCATGACTTGGGGGTTAGCTTCACTCCCAGGAATTTTGATAAACAGACTCTTTCAAATGCTGCATTAAAAGCTGTCTTAATAACACTGTTATCAGTAATGGCAGTTCTCACTTCATCAGGCAGTTCTTCGCCACAAGCCAGATCCACAATTTTCGTCTCGTCATCATCAAAAGCATAGGCAAGTAGTAATATAGTAAAGTCAGGGCTATCCACGTAGGCATACACACCGCACTTGGTTAGGTCCACACTTGAATAGGTTTCTATATCGATGCTGAGTAATTTCTCATTCATTAAATCATCCTTTCAAGACCTTATATAAAGGGCGGCAGTTTTCCACCGCCCGTAACTTGAACTATTCTAAGAAGTCATCTTCTTCAATGGTGCTAAACTCATCTGCTGCTTTAGATCGTCCTCCTAAGGCCTCGCCATCCTTCAGCTTTTGGATATTACCCAGTCCTGCTGCAACACCTCTGTTTCCGTTAGAGTTGTAACCATAGAAGGTTACGCTAATGCGTCCATAGCAACCGGAATACACTTCGCTCTGGTCTAGGATGGGTTGTACCTTGCTATCCACCACTTGAGGGGCTTGCCTACTATTGGCATTGAAAAAGTAGCTGCCTTTGTATGCTTCATCATCGGGGCGATCGATATCACCATCACGAAGAGGTGTTTTAAGGTTTGTTGGAATCTTTCCACCCCACTTTGATACGGCCTCTTTCTTTGCTTGTTCAATTGCAGCTTTAATTGCCTCCACTGTTTTTGTATCACTCTTTGGTATAATGGCTGATACACTGTATTTAGGATCTCCTCCATTAATTGAGCTTGGTTCCCAGCAGTGCAAATAGGATAAACGGCATGGTACGATAAGCTTTGTTGCTACAGTATTTTTATTCATAATTAAACCTCCTGAAATTCCGCCGCAGCGGTAGTATTGTTAATTGCATTTCTCTTGTCCGATTCAGGTACAAGGGTAATCTTGCCCTGTGGCTTGTACACTAAATGTCCAAGGATTTTATTAAATTCTTTCTTTCCCATTAATCGTTCCATCTCTGTGATACTCACAAGGGAACTTTTGTAGATGTCTTTGTAACCGGCAGTCATTGCAGCCTCAGCTACTTCTTCTTCACTGGAATATTTTCTATTACTTCGACCTTCGACTAACTTAAATCCTGACCACTCTTTTCCGTGGACGATGGCTTGCTCTTGAGCATATGCATAAACATCGGATGCCCATTTGGAAAGCTCCTCGGAGACTTTTAGCACTTCAGCGATTTCCTCTTCCGATAGTAGTGCCGGAGCTTTAAACTCCATCTTAGCCAGCTCTAGAAACTGTTCTGCTCTGGTTCTACATTGATTTCTGGCTTTACAGAACCTGCACCAATTTCCCGACTTAAATTCTCCTGAACCCATCAATGCCATTGCACCTCTTGGTTTTAGAATCGCTTCGCCCCAATTCTTTAGCTCATCCGGTGCAATATCCCAGGTGCTTAAGTTATTTATTCTTGGTTGGAAAATGGTCATCCTGACGATTTCCACATCGTATAAGAGTTCAGCCATACTAAGAATGCCTAGACCATAAATCATTAGTTGAGGATTATCTTCAGCAAATACCGCGACGCCTTTTCCCAGCTTTAAATCAATGATGTGTGCCACTTTATCAGTGACGATCACCATGTCAGCTGTACCAAAGCACTCGTCCACATACTCTGATGCATCCACCCGCTGTTCCACTGAAAAGATTGGATCCTTGCATTCTCTTTTGGCTTGTTCGATTTCACCAATGACGTAGGAGACATATTCGTCTACTGCTTCAAGCAAGTCATCTGAATAGTAATCAGAAACCGGTCTTTTACTCCTTATCTTTAGGTGCTTTTTTATGAGGTGCTCTGCCAGTGCGTGACCGGCAGAACCCTCCGCTGCGTATGCAGATTCCTCATCCTGAAATTGTTCCTCTAGCACCAATGAAGGTGGACAGTTTAATCTGCGGTGTGCCGCTGATGGAGAGAATCTGGCATGCGCCCCCATTAAAGGGCCTCCGCTTCAGAAAGTAGACTGGCATAGTCTTCCGGCTTTACACCGGATAACTTTCCGGCATCGTACTTCATAAGAAGCGCCTTAATTTCTTTGGTTTTACCATCCCTACTCTTCTCAGCAAGAACAGCTCTTACTGTTTCAATGCCGATGGATGGTTCCTCTTTAGTTGGTGCTTCATTTACTGGATTTGGGCTTGTACCCTCTTCAGCCAAAGCTCGATATCCAGCAGCCAATTTTTCAAACCCATCAGCCAGGGTTAAATAAACTTTGCTCATGACTTCCCATCCTTTCTTAATCTAATTTCAAACCTTTGAGAATCTCACGGATACGATCATCCACGCGATCATCAATAGGTAGTGTTTTGGCTTTTATCTGTCTTAGCTCTTCGTCATACATCACAACTGGAATCTTCAGTTCTTTTGCTGCTTCAAGCTCATACTCCATACCACTTGTGATTTCAGGCCCAAGAAGCCAAATTTTATCGCACTCTTTCATCATTTCAATGCCAAGCTCAATGCCACGGATCCTCTCATGCTGATCCTCTTCTCTTAAAAAGTTTGGAAAATATAGATGCGGTACGATTGGCATATAGCCACACTCACATAGGATTCTAGCTACTTGTGCTGCCCTCTTGGTGTTTCCTTCAACATCCCCTCTAAATGGGGAGCAAACAAATACTTTTTTCATTACTTGTCCATCCTTTCTACATTCGGGGTCATCCCGTGTTTTTATTAAGAGCAAAGTCCTTAAAAATGCTTTGCATTACGGCAAGGTCATCGCCGGACAGTTGCGCGCTTAACCGTTCCAGCAATTCCTGTTGCGCAGGATTCAGGTACTTCCGGTTCATATAAAAACCATCAGCTACCTTCACACCTCCACCATAACGACCACGGATTGTTTCCAGAGGATATGAAAGCGATAGGATGTCAATATCATTTCTTATGGTTCTGATGCTGACGCCAAACTCAAACGCCAAATTAGACATCGTTTCCTGCCTTCTATGGCACAAGGTTTCTAATATTTCAATGCGTCTTTCGTTTGGCCCCATCGCTTCACACCTCCTTCCTTTGCTCTATGGTTAAAGAATAAAAGTTAAATAGGCAGGTTCTTTTCCTATTAAGAAAAACTTTTTCGCGAAACTAAAAAAGTGTTCACTTTATACCAGAACCATCTATTTCATTGAGAATCCAAGCCTGTATTACGAGACATAGATTTGAATAAAAAATCACTTAACACTATCAAAATGTTTGCATTCATGAATTTTTCATCTGGCAATGCATTGTTTGCCATGATATAATTTAGATAATCTTTTGTGATTTTTTTAATTGTTCTTCAACCACTAATGAAATTTTATAAAAAAAAGCCCTTCCACTTAGGAAGGACTCGGAAGGGTTCGGAATAACCCGGAAATATTGTTGGAGGTGGTAGCTGATGCTCTTTAGTGAATTTGCAAATATTCTATTTAAACACAGTGACACTACGTATAAGTCACATGAGTTTTTTCTGTCACTTTTTGATAATATTATGAGGGATCCGATATCCCCTGAAGAGGTTAAACTACATGAAGATGATAAATACAATCCTTTTGCTCATCTAAAACCAGATTCATTGGACAGGCTATTTAAAGGTACAAATCCTTTAAATCCCAAGAGTGTCAAAAGGGCTATTAGTCGTAAAAACACAGATAAATTCGCAAAATATATAAATGAATACAACGAGCACAATCAAATTGCCATTGAAGATGAAATCAAAAAAATGATCCCAGATTTTAATTCCGATGATAACCTAGGATATGCCTGTGCCGATCTATTTCTTCAGATTTTAGATGATATTTATGAAGGTCGGGAGTCCTCTAGCGTTACCGCTTCAAATTATATAACCACTCCCTCAAAACTGACCGAATTTCCTGCGCGAACAATTTATTATGACGAATCTGATGGCAAACTACATATTGGCAATATTGAGATATCTATTCCAAAGGAACTAGAACCACCGCAAGATATTGCACCGGAAGAAGAAGCTTATGTTTGTGAACTTCTTGCAGCTTATGCACAGGCCTTAAAATTCGATACACTCACAAAATCCGATCTAGATTCACTACCTAAAAAATTCCAGAGAAACTTCTCTGACCAAAGAATTAATTATTACAGCGCAGCCCGCATTGATCGCTTTGTTCGTGAATCGTTTGAAAAGGGAGAGATTCAAGCAGATAAATGGAAATCCGAAACTCATGATTATATTAAAGAAACCTTATGGGATGATTACGATGATGGTTACAAGAGAATTTTAGCTGTAATGAAAAAAGTGGTGGATTGTTCTACTACTTCTGTTGTTAACAATATCCAAAATCTCGTAGGTCCAAAAGAAAAGAAAGGCACTTGTCACTTGTTGGCAAATGACGGTATCGTTCGCTGGGTGAATGAAGATGAGTAACAAAGTTTTTAATACAACATTTGAAATTTCAATGAGGCTATTACTTATGTTGTCTTTAACAAATAAAAGAGGATTTACTTTGGATAACCTTGCAACAGCTGATTTTATTGCAAACTATTCAAAGGAATTTGGACTAGCTGCTAGTAATCTTCACGGAGATAACGAATTTAGTTTTTCTGAGTTTTCTATTAGAAGATCAATGGCACAAGATGCAATAAAACAACTAGTTCTTGAGGGAATGATCAAGGTTTCCTATACAAAACATGGCTTTCGCTACTCTATTTCTGAACGTGGTCAAGCATTCTGTAATACTCTGACTTCTGATTATGCTAAAGAATATAGATTATATGCCAAGGAAGCCATTGCATATATAGACTCAAAGAAAGAAAAAGAACTTCTCAACTTAATTAGCCGAGAAGCCTCTAAATCGTTACGGAAGGAGTAATCTAAATGGCATTTTATATAACTAAAGTTACAGCGACTGGCATTGGGAAAACTCCTGCCATTGTAACATTCAACAAAGGATTAAATATTATTTGTGGTGTCTCTGATTCTGGAAAGACTTGTGTTTTAAAGTGCATTCAATTTGCTATGGGGGTAATTAAAAAACCTTTTGATCAAGAACAAACAGGATATGATAGTGTCAGCTTAGACATTTTTACCTCAGATGGTCCAATACACATATCACGCAAACTCGGAAAGAATATAGTAAATGTTGTCACGGAGTTAGATTCAATTGATGGTGGAGACTATGATATTGAATATAAGAAAAATGGAAATAAGCGTCCTGTTTTAAACGAGCTATGGCTCAAATTAATTGGAATAAATAAGCTTCCAATGATTATAAGCAACCAAGACTTTGGCAGACAGCGTTTATCCTGGAAAACAATTATGGGGCTCTTTTGGTTAAGAGAACAGGAAATTGAAAACCCAAATTCAGTTCTTTTGCCATCGTCACCTACACAAAATCCTTATTTTTTCGCCTCGCTTCTTTACCTTCTCACTGGGGATAATTTTCCGAATGCTGAAGAGCAAGACAAGGATGAGATAAGCAAAGCCAAAAGGGATGCTGTACGACATTTTGTAAATGGAAGAATTTCTCATATGTCTAAGAAAAGAGAAGAACTAAAAAAGTCACTATCTACTTTTGGTGATTTAGACATCGAAGCTGAAATGCAAAAGCTAATTGATAACCTTTCAGAGACTGAAGCGGCTATTGCAGCAGCCACAGATGAAAGCAAGGATTTACTTAGTACTCTGTTGAATTTTCGAGAAAAGGAAGCTGAGACCAAAGTAACTCATTCACATTTTCAATCGCTAAAAAGTCAGTATACAGCAGATATAAAAAGACTTACCTTTATTGTAGATGGAGAAGTCCATTTACATTCTGTAGATAATAACAAAACATGCCCCTTTTGTGATGGTGACATAAAACCAACACAAAGAGAATCTTATATAGAAGCATCAAAGGCAGAATTAACTCGTATCATCACCCAACTACAGGGGCTAACTGAAACTGAATATGATATTGCTGCAACTTTAGAGGAAGTTCAAGGAAAAATTAGAAGTATTGAAGATCGAAGATTTGAGATTGAGAAGTGGATTGAATCAGAGCTTACTCCTCAAGCTGAAAATTTGAGAGAAGCTATACAACAATATCGTTCTTATATACAAATACAGCAAGAGTATTTAGTGCTCCATAATGTTTCACAAGACTGGATTACTGAATTACAAAAACAGGAAGACAGTGAAGATTCCGATAAACCTAAATTCAAACCAAAAGAACATTTCCCTAGAGGATTCAGTACTCGTATAGACGAAATAGCCTATTCCATACTATCTGAATGTCAATATGAGGGTTTGAACACTGCACATTTTAATATTGGTACCTTTGATTTAGAAGTGAATGGCCTTGCCAAAGAAGATAGTCACGGTAAGGGGTATTGGGCCTTTATCAATACAGTTTTAGGATTGACCTTTAGACAATATTTGCAGGAATATGCTGTATATAAGCCAGGTATTTTTGTCGTAGACACCCCTTTGCTTGGTTTGGATCAAGGTGTTGAGGATAGTGCTCCAACAAGTATGAGAACAGCATTGTTCCAATATTTTCTCAATCACCAATCAGAAGGGCAAATGATTGTTGTAGAAAACACAAAGGACTTACCTAATCTAGATTATGAAGCAAATGGCGCTAAAGTAATTGAGTTTACCCATAATAAGTACGAGAGCCAATTCAAAGAAAGTCGTTATGGTTTTTTACATGACGTATATAGCAACCAAGATAGTGGTTTATAAAACGGAGGTGGCAAAATGCTTCGAATCAGCTACAACAAGCTGTGGAAATTGCTAATTGATAAAAACATGAACAAACAAGACTTAAAGAATGCTACCGGCATAAGTTCTGCCTCTATAGCTAAGCTTGGCAGAGGCGATAACATTACAACGGATGTATTACTTAAAATATGTGAAGCTTTGGACTGTGATCTTGAAGATATTATGGAAACGGTCCATGGAAATGAAAGATCCTAATAATTAATTTTCCCATTACTTAACCTCTATCGATTAATATTTTTTCAAAAGAAAAACCCTACTCTATGATTGTTGAGTAGGGTTTCTATCTATTTTTCGTGGATGATAGATTTAATTTTACTTATTGCTTCTTGTTCTAATTTATAAGCAATAAACCTTTTTTCGTTCGCAGCTAGTGCCAAGTCATTTATATGCTTTTGGCTCTCAATATTCTTCAGAATTGGAATTGGTATATTGCCAACATGCTTGTCTGTTATTTCATCCACAACAGAGCCATAAGTAAATCTATTAATTAGCTCTTTCCCATATTCTGTGCTTAAAAAAACATATAGATACCCAGCAATATTTAAGTCTCTTGGGACAATTCTAATAATGTGTTGATTGGCTGTCCAATTTTCCCAATGTTTAGGTACTAATGATACTTTGCCAATTGTACCACTACATGTAATTAGAATCATATTCTCTTTAAGTTCCAATTGTTCTTTTATCCTATCACCGTGGTGAATCAAAGATAAATATTTTTTATTTGAAGGATCCAGTTCATATAATTGTTTTCCCCCAAAAAAAACTCTTCCGTTGCCTTCTTCAACATATATTCGCTTAAACCTTCCTGGCAAAATAACTTTTTTGCTAACAGTACTATCTTTAACAAATTTGATTTCTTCTGAGTTCTTTGATATGTGGTTGACTATAGAGTCCACAAGCGGAACATGATAAGAACCGTCTATACGGTTATCTAAATTGCTTAATTTAACAGAATATGCCTCAACCGCATCACTCAGTCTATCAACCAGCAATTCATCTAAAGGCGGTAATTTCAACTCATCTATTAATAGATCCTGAGCAGACTTAATTAGCTCATTGGATTCATCTCTGAGTTTAAATGATTCCTGTACAAGGTCATTGATTTCTCTCCTTCTAATGATGCTTGGGTATGGTATTGGAACATGATCCAGATGTTCAGGTTCTATATGAGTGACTACAGATCCATAATTGTTAGTTTGTAGTATCATGTTACCTATCTTCGTCTTTAAATATGCATAAACAAAGCCAATGTCTTCTTTATCCTTGCAGGTTATTCTAATAAGATCATGACTAAAGATCTTATTAGCTAAAGTTTTCGACACAATCGTTGCTTTTCCAACTGTCCCAGAGCATGTAAGTAAAATTTGTCCTTCTTTCACCCTTAATTGTTCTAAGTCTGTATTTGTTCTTTCAGATACATACCCATCTGGAGTTGGGAAAATATCAAGGATACTAGATGGCTGAAATATTGGAAATTCTGATTTTTCCACCCAAACTCGCTTAAATCTGGGTCGGTGATATGCTGTTGCTATCCCTTCATCACCTGTTAGATTTTTTAATTCGTGTTTACAGTCAAACAGTAGTTCTCTCGCGTGTCTTCCATCTAAACCAAATACCGAGGCTTCTATTCGTTTCCCTTTGTCTAAGATCTCTGATAATTTAACTGAACACCACTTAATATCATCTTGTAACGAGGGAATCTCAGAGAGTAGATTTGTTTGGATATTAAATGCTGTATTATCTACCATGCAATCCCCTCCTGCTTTTTCCATTTATAAAATACGCTTGGTACTTCAATCGTTTGATCATCTTCTAGTTTTCTCTTTTGTTGAGTTGATAAAGTTCGTTCTCCTGTACTTGTAGTATCTAATATTGATATATTCTTATCCGAAACAAGGATTTCATTACCATCTGAGTCTCTCTTAAACAAAGGATTTCCACGTTTGTCATGACCGATTTTTTCAACCATAGCCATAAAAACATTGTAATCAGCCATCTTACCAGTTGTTTCTTCTCTAGTAATCTGCTCTTGTGTTTTTTTCTGAAGTATCAAAACTGATGTCTGAGTTCCATTTTTAGGCTGAAAAGTGTCAGCATGTAAATCTATACTAGCGATTATTCTAGTATTTTTAATTAGCCATTCTCTTATGTACCCTAAACCTGGTGATCCCAAAATTGCGTCAGGTAATACAATTCCTAATCTTCCGTTAGGTTTTAATAACTGTATGCACCGCTCAACAAATAGTATTTCTGGTGGTACTGAAGATTGAAATCTATCTGTTATATTCCACGTTCCATTCTTATTCTCCCATATACGAGCTAAATCATATTGTTCAAGAATATTTTTGTCTTTTATTGGTATTTTACTTCCAAACGGAGGATTAGTTACAATGACATCAAAAAAACCAATTGTTTTATGGTTTCTTATGTTTGCTTTGTCTACCATCAAAGCCTTAGCTAAACTAGTCCTAAATTCATCACTCCATTCATGTGGGGGCAGTAATGAATTTGTTTGTAGAATATTGCCACTTCCATCGTTATTCATAACCATATTCATTTTGGTAGCTTTAACAAGATCAGGATTTATGTCAAACCCAAAATAATTGTTTCTTGCCATATCGGCAATACGGTCCTGAAATGCACGCATGATATCAGAATTCCAGTTATCTTTAGCTAGACCTATTTCTTCAGTAAATTTTTGTTCGAGCTGACTTATCACATGGGTCATTGCTGTGACCAAAAAGCCACCAGTGCCACATGAACTATCTAATACATGTTCATCAATTTGAGGGTTTATCATTTCAACAACCATGTTCATAACGTTTCTAGGGGTAAAGAACTCTCCTCTATCGCCGCGCAAGTTAGCTCCAACAATTTCTTCATAAGCCTTTCCTTTAATATCAATATTTGTGTTCAATAGGCTATATTTTTGTAATTCACTTACAATATATGCTAAGCTTCTTGGAGAAAGTTTTATTTCATCATTTGCATCGAAAATTTTCCCGTGTTTTTTCTTAACTCTATCAAATATTTTCGAGATTCTTTTTTTCACTGTTAGCTGCCCATCAGGGTTGGATCTTTCATCTGATGTTGTATAAAACTCCAATGGTTTGGGTATATCACGCTCATCTTCAATTTTACAAAATATAATTTTTAGAAGTTCAAAAAAAGCCGGTTGTTTTTGAAGACCATCATTTACATGAATGTGGTTATGGCATGTTTTAAATACAAATAGCAAATTATCATCATATGCATTTTTAAGAGAAGTTCTTTTAGGTCTATTAATGTCATCTAAATTACCATCCGCAGATGGTATATCATTATAATCCATAAAAGATATTTGACCCTTATCATTTGTATACTTCTTATAGACCTCCTTTTGTTTGCCATTAGTCCACATTCCCCATTCACAATTGGGGCATGCCGCCATGTATGATTTCAGCTGGTCGACTCCCTCTTTACTATTTTTTGCATCTACAGATTCTTTTTTACATTCAATTATAATTTTAATGTTCTCTTGAGTATGCTCATTAATATCCTTATCGAAAATTACAATATCAGCTCTAGGCTTACTAGAACCTAATTTCAATGTAAATTCAACCTCTATTTGGCGAGGCAGATACTTGTGCTCGTTAACAAGCCTCTTTTCAATTGTCTGCCGCACATACTCCTCTGGAGTATCTTTTCGAAACTTTCCAGTTATATAGTCAGCGATTTTCCCTTCCGGTATCACTATTACTTTTTTCTCACTCATTTGAATCCTCCACTTGATTTATTGGTTTGTTATGTTTAATAATATCTGACAATTGGCAATCTAAAACGCAACATATCCTAGCTAACACATTTAAATCAGGCCTTTGAACCTCATTTTTGCAATATGAATTTAATTGTGTTCTCTGTAAATTTGCATCTTGAGCCAGACGATTCTTACTTATTTCGTGTTTTTTTAAATATTCATCTAACACAATCTCAAAGTTTCCCCAGTCCTGAATCTCACCTGTCATCTTCCTCCCCCTTTTTTTGCATTGATTATGATTATTATAACTTCTACTGCATATATTTACAACTGTTTTTATCTACAGTTGTAAATATATGCAACTGTTTTCTTCTATTCAACAAAAAGTATTCTCATTTTGCTAAACCGTTGAACCCTTAAAGCAAAACTACATTTCCATGGGTGAGCACAGTCCAGCACTTTTCCCATATCCGCTAAAAACACACCCAAAATCTATCACTTTACCCGCCATCAAAAAATAAATAAGCCCTTGAAAATACCGTAAACACGCCATTTCCAAGGGCTTTCTCAGTCATTAAAACATTGTATTTACTTTTACTCTCGTCAGCAGAGCAACCGTTTCAACATGTTTCGAGTTGCCTTGATAGCTATCAAAACTGCGTTCTCAACCCCTATGGTTAAGGGGAACATATCCACACTCGTAGTTGGAAACATATCCAACATTGGCTCTCGTTTGTGGGAAGATATCAACGGTTTTGTCTGTTCGTGAGAACATATCAACTCAAATCATTTCATGGTTAATCCCTTATCAATGGCTTCCTGAATAATCTTATGACAACATACCCCCAAAGGATTGTTTTCCTTACAAAGCGAATTTTTCATTGCTCCAGTTATGGCATTTACTTCTTTAACGGTTTTCGCACCATGCTTTACAACTGCTTCAATTACCTGATCTTCTGTGACTTTGCTGCAATAACAAGCATACTTAGGATCTGCATCTTTCTTAAACCAGATAGGAACCCTAACTTGGTCTTTTAAGAATTTTATTTCTTTATCTAAGTTATAGTAAATAACGTCGCAGTCCTCATTCATGCATATCTTATATTGATCTCCATCAACGGCATTACGATAATCATCTGTCACCAAGTGTTCAACGGTTATCCTACTAACTGTTACTCCTTCATTATTACAGACAGGGCAACTCTCCTTTGTTCTATTTAAATTTTGTGTGATACATTCACAGCAACATTCATCAATAACTTTCAATTACATAACCTCCATATCTTTAAAACCATTTAATTCAAGGTAAATCCCAACCAATTTTCATTTATAGTTTTTAAATTAAAAAATACCCCTTGATTGTATCGTCAATTATCGGTATCATTCAAGGGGTGAATAGGAAAAATAGTTTATAGATTCTTTACACTCAAAGCTCTAAAAGCATTTAATACTGCAATGATAGTTACACCTACATCTGCAAATATAGCTGCCCACATAGTAGTTATTCCAAAAGCACTCAAAATAAGAACAATTATTTTTATTCCAATTGCAAATACTATGTTTTGATTTGCAATTTTTAATGTCTTTTTAGAAATCCTCATTGCAGTAGCAATTTTCGATGGTTCATCAGTCATTATTACAACATCGGCGGCTTCAATGGCTGCATCGGAACCTAAACCACCCATTGCTATTCCAATATCTGCACGAGCTAATACAGGTGCATCATTGATTCCGTCACCGACAAAAGCAATTTTACCTTTTTTAGATTTTTGTAAAAATAATTCTTCTAGCTTTTCAACCTTATCTGCTGGCAACAGTTCTGCATAAACTTTATCAAGACCAAGCTCTTTACCAACTTTTGAACCTACACTTTTATTATCACCTGTCAACATGACAGTTTGTTTAATATTAGCTGCTTTAAGTTCCTTGATTGCCTGTGCTGAATCTGGCTTTACCTCATCAGCAATTGTAATATAACCTATATATTGCTTATTCATAGCAACATGTACAACAGTACCGATCAGCTCTCCCTTGAAATAAGGAATATTCATCATTTTCATAAGTTTGATATTTCCTGCCATAACCTTTCTTCCATCTACTGTTGCAACAACACCATGACCTGATATCTCTTCCACATCTGAAATACGTCCATTATCTATTTCTTTGCCGTATGCACGTTTCAGTGAAAGTGAAATCGGATGATTGGAATAGCTTTCCACATATGCAGTTAATTCAAGTAGCTCTTCTTTGGAAACTCCTTCTGGATGAATTTCTTGTACATTAAATACACCTTTCGTTAATGTTCCAGTTTTATCAAAAACAACAATTTCAGTTTCTGCTAATGCCTCTAAATAGTTACTACCCTTGACTAAAATACCTTTCCTTGAGGCTCCGCCTATTCCACCGAAGAAACTTAAAGGAATTGAAACAACTAAAGCACACGGACAAGAAACTACTAAGAATGCTAATGCTCTGTATATCCAGACGCTAAAGGTTGCCCCCTCTATAATAAGAGGTGGAATAATAGCCAGTAAGGCTGCAATTATAACCACAACTGGTGTATAATATCTCGCAAATTTCGTAATAAATTGTTCTGAATTGGATTTTTTACTACTTGCATTTTCAACTAAATCAAGAATTTTACTTACAGTAGATTCTCCAAATTCCTTGGTAACCTCTGCTGTAATAACTCCATTAATGTTGATGCAGCCACTTAGGATATCACTTCCAACTTCTACTTCACGAGGGACAGACTCGCCAGTAAGAGCTGATGTGTCAATCATTGAATATCCCTCAATTACCTTGCCATCAAGGGGAATTTTTTCTCCTGCTTTAATTACAATAATATCTCCAATTTGTACTTCATCTGGGTCAGTCCTAACAAGTTCATCGCCTTTTTTAACATTTGCATAATCTGGTCGAATATCCATAAGGCTTGCAATTGACTTTCTCGACTTGCCAACTGCATAGCTTTGAAACAGTCCTCCAACTTGATAAAACAGCATAACTGCAACACCTTCAGGATACTCACCAATAAAAAATGCACCAATTGTTGCAATACTCAATAAAAAGTTTTCATCGAAAACTTGACCTTTAAAAATATTTTTTACAGCTCTTTTTACAACATCTCCACCTACAATAATGTAACTTATTATAAAGAGAGCAATCTGTAACCATTCGTTATTTAAATTAAGCAATACTGCTGTAGCTAACAAGGCTGCACCAATAATTATTCGCCATAGTCGTTTTGTCATACTAAATAGCCTCCTTTAAGCCTTTTTCATAGTTGTATCGGGTTCAATTTTTTTAATTATTTTTTCGGCCTCTTCTATTATTGTTGGCATTTTTTCATCCTCACCATCAATAACGAGTTTTGTGGTCATAAAGTTAACAGTAGCTTCTTTCACTCCATCAAGCTCATTAATAGCCTTTTCCATTTTTGCCGCGCAATTTGCACAATCTAAACCTTCAAGTATAAATTTCTTTTTCATTATTAAATCCTCCTAAATATTATTTGTAATTTTATTTTGAATACTACAAGTCTTTTTCAAATTTTCTTGAAGCATTGCTCATTTGAAATGAAGACTTAAATATATGCCCAAATATCTTCAAAAAATATTCTATTCTACCGCATTACTACTTCTCGTTGATATGAATTAGACCTTGGTCAAATATTTCTCTTACATGATCATCAACTAATGAATAATATACTACTTTGCCTTCTTTTCTGTTTTTCACTAAATTAGCTTGTTTTAAGACTCTCAGCTGATGGGAAATTGCTGATTGTGTCATGTTAAGTAATACAGCGATATCACAAACACACATTTCAGCTTCATGTAAAGCCCATAATATCCTGATTCGTGTTGAATCTCCAAATACTTTAAATAATTCTGCTAGATCATAAAGGCTTTCTTCTTGAGGCATTTTATCTCTAACTTGATTTACAATATCCTCATGAATTACATTGCAGTCACATCTTTCAATTGAATTAAATTTTTTAGTCATATTATCACCTCTTTTTAAATCATTTCATCTGAATACTTGAACAAGCATCCATACGTTGTATATTTATTATATTATTGTTTTTCTCTTGTGTCAATAGTTATATGAGCATTTATTCAAGTGTTTTTTATATTATTTAAAATATCTCAAAAACATCTACTAAGACATTAGTACCATCCTTTCTCGGTATCCTGTTCCATACATATCCTTTAAACAAATCCTTAAAAATAAAGACTTCACCTTCGTACAAGTTTTCGATTTCTTTAATAGCTTCATCTAACAGCTTATTACATCACTCATGTGGTCAACTCCTTATCAATAACCTTATAAACAACATTTTTGATAATATCACATGTATAAATCATGTAAAAGTCAATGCAAAAACCGCCAATCAAGAGAACCTAACTCTTAATTGACGGTTTATATTAGTATTAAATCATACTTCCATTTCAATTCCAGATTTAAAGCATATTACAAAGTGGTCATCATAAACACTAACATTCTGGATAATCTTCCTTACTAGGGTATCATCATATCTCAGAGTACGGTATTTGTTATTGCGGATAAATTCTATCAGTTCGTTGATCCGCTCATTCTCACCACTTAAGGATGCATCTTCCACAAGAAGGGTCTGACGCTTTTCACGCAACTCTTCAATCTCATCTGCAAGGGATTCAAAATCTTTTCCTTTATTAGCAAGGCTGATTAGTTCCTTCTGCTTTTCTTCAAGCAAGGTGTTAATCTCTGAAATCTTATATTCCGTAGTCTCACCGATTACCGCATGAATGTTTTCCTCCAGTATTCTTATCATGTTATCACCACCGGCAAGAAGTCTATTAATGGCAGTCATTACCGCATCATATAATTCAGCTTCTTTTACCGTTCGGTTCTTGCACGTATCAGGGCCTTGCTCAATTCTTGTAACGCATCGCCAAACAAATTCTTTTCTACCGTGAATATTCCAATAGACCCGTCTGTATATGTCACCACAATCTCCACAAAAGGTTATGGTACTCAAAGCGTATTTACTACTATAAATCCTTTTATTCTTGTCTGCACCTGTGTAAATATTACTTCTGCGATGAAGCTCTTCCTGAGCCTGTAAAAAAAGTTCCTTTGGTATGATCGCCTCATGGCTATTTTCAACATAATACTGCGGGACATGACCTTCATTCTTGACTCGTTTCTTTGTAAGAAAATCCACTGTGAAAGTCTTCTGCAACAGGGCATCGCCGATGTATTTCTCGTTTAGAAGAATCTTCTTTATGGTTTCTGGTCTCCATCTTGGTTTACCTGCAGCTGTTAAAATGCCGTCTTTCTCTAGATCCCTGCCGATGCCCACTAGGCTCTTGCCCTCAAGGTACTCTCTGTAAATACGTTTAATGATTTCAGCCTCTTCTGGAACAATAATTAAGTTGCCTTCTTCATCCTTTGTGTATCCCATAAATCGATTGTGATTGACCTGCACCTTTCCTTGCTGGTAGCGATATTGAAGTCCGAGTTTAACGTTCTGCGAAAGGCTCTGGCTTTCTTGTTGTGCAAGAGAGGCCATAATGGTAAGTAGCACCTCGCCCTTGGCATCCGTTGTGTTGATGTTCTCTTTTTCAAAATACACTGCTATGTTCTTTTCCTTGAGCTGTCTAATATACTTTAAGCAATCCAGCGTGTTGCGGGCAAATCGACTAATGGACTTTGTAATAACTAAATCGATGTTGCCCTCCATACACTCTTCAATCATACGGTTGAACTCTTCTCGTTTTTTAGTGTTAGTACCGGAAATGCCGTCATCTGCAAAAATGCCTGCAAACTCCCATTCAGTATTTTTCTTTATAAACTCGGTGTAATGTGCAACCTGCACTTCATAGCTTAAATTCTGCTCTTCAGTTTCTGTAGAAACACGGCAATAGGCAGCGACACGCAGTTTCTTAATTTTTTCTTTTGCGGCCGTACTTCCAACTCTTTTTCTTGCCGGAATTACAGTTATATTTTTTCCTGCCATATTACACCTCGCTTTCTATCAAACTATATAGGTACTCCGCTCGTGTAATAGGATCATCTGGAAGTTTACCTTCTGATTTTCTCATCTTGAATCGTTCTATAGGGGAGGGAACAGTAAAAGCTGCAAGCTCTACAATCCGCCCTAAGTCCTTCGCACGTTTATTTCTAATCTCTTCAGCCTTATCAAATGTTTCTTTATCTATGATTGCTGGATATACATCATTTCCGAGATAAAGGATATTTTTCAAAATACGCCCCATTACTGAATGCGTCTTCTCAATACCTGCCTGTTCACCAGCCACTGTAAGGGAAAGTCCTGATATATATTTTTCAAAGAACTCCTTTACTTGACCTGCTGCCTTCTCATCGACAGTTATGACTCCGTCTTTAACTGTATATCCGTATGGTACATATGCCATTTATCTCACCACCTTTTCTATAAGGGAAAGCCCGCATTTCATTTTGAATGTTAGTTCCTCCCTTGAATTTACAACTATATTTTCTACAAACTTTTCAAATGTTTCTTCTGTATAATCTCCATCAAACTTATCTTTTGACACATAATGAAGAAGTGCCTTTACCTCGTCTGCTTGTGAAGTACCATTGGTAAATGACATTACTAAGTTCGTTTTCTCGGCTGTAAGATTTTTAATTTCTATATCCAGAACATTTCGTTCCTTGTTAAAGAGCGCCGGTTCAAGAAACCCTTTTGTCATAAGGCCAATAAGAGTATTGCGTTCTTCGGTTAATTGTTCCATTTTCTTATCGATGGTATTAATTCTTTCAAGGTCGCATTCTTCGTGAGTTTTACTTATAGAATCGCAAAGTGGCTCCAGTATTATCTTTCTGCTGAATGCGAGCTTATTCATTATTGTTGCGAATGTTGCTTTTATCTCTCCATCACGCAAAAATAACATGGAGCAGCTGTCCTTGTCTTCAATGTGTCCTTTGCAGCTCCAAGCAATATAACTTCTGCCAACAGAGTAGTTTGTTCTTCTCTTGAATTAACTGCCGCACTCTCCACATAGGATTCTGCCACTTAGCACATACCTGTTTTGATAAGCTTTCTTGTTAGCAGTTTTGCTCATAGATTTTGCTCTTTGAGTTATCAGCTTTTGAGCCTTGGAAAATACTTCTCTGCTGATGATCGGTTCATGATGATCCTTGCAGTAAAACTGATCTTTCTCTCCATTGTTAATGTGTCGATTGAAGTTGCTATCCGTGTAGGTCTTTTGGAAAAGCACATCACCTTTGTATTTTTCGTTACGAAGCATATCAATCACCGTACCAGAACTCCAATGATTGCCCCTTCTTGCAGGGATTTTGTCCTTGTTCAGGCCTTTTGCGATAACACTTCCACCTTTCCCTGAAAGGCACTCTGCAAAAATACGTTTGATTATTTCAGCTTCTTCAGGAACAATAACCATCTCACCATTTACGTTTGCATAGCCATATGGCGGAGTGCCAATAATGTAACTGCCATTTTGAAACTTTTTACTGATTGACCATGTTGTGTTCTGTGAAATAGACGCGGACTCTTCAGCAGCAAAACCAGATAAAATAGAAAGCATTAATTCACTTTCCATATCACCTGTATTCAGATTTTCTTTTTCAAAATAAATATAAACACCGATATCCATTAGGAGCCTTACCAGCTCCAGGCAATCCGTGGTATTTCGTGCAAAACGACTGATGGATTTGGTGATAATAAAATCAATCCTATTACTTTCACAATCACGAATCATACGGAGAAGTTCAGGTCGTTTTTCCTTCTTTGTGCCTGATATGCCTTCGTCATAATAAAGTCCGGCAAACTCCCATTCCGGATTGGATTTAATATATTTTTCATAGTGTTCCCGCTGAGCTTTAAGGCTTACCAGCTGGTCATCACTATCCGTTGAAACCCTTGCATAAGCGGCAACTCGAAGTTTGCTTTTTGATGGCTGTGATTTGGGCAGTTCATCTATTTTCGTTATCTTTTTCATCATCTCACCTCACTTTCTGCTATTACATATATCACTCTAAAAGGTAATAATAGCAAGTGTTTCAGGGCATTATCTCGGCTAACTTCGGAGAGAATTTCTGGCGGTTTAATGCTGATATTTTGTGTAGTTCATCTTGTGTAATCTTGCCCTCTTTATAGAGCATGCCAACAATGCTCTCAGCTATATAAAAGTCATATTCTTTCTGTAACTGTTCTTCTGACATCGGTTCTGTCTCACCCTTGATAGGAGAACCATCTTTCACTTCAATAATGTTCATAAAAAAACACCTCCTACCTGGTAGCCACGGCGGGAGGTGAAATCTGATGTTTTCTTTAATCTTTCTTATATTATCCTCAAGTTTTCATTATCCTCAACTTTTTCATAAATCTTTAATTTACACTTTTTCCTCCTAGAAAGTTGAGGATAATATTAT